TAAAGGCGAAGCCAAAGCAGACATAGAGCGTTTAGAGACAGAGTTGGCAACACAAGTAACCGGCGGTCAAGGATATACTTTTGTTATAGGTTGACAAGAACACACTTCTATATTATTATTAAAATATGATTATCGGAATTTGCGGATTAATAGGAAGTGGCAAAGGAACTGTAGCAGATATTCTACAGGATGATTTTGGCTTTACAAAACTCAGTTTCGCTGACAGCCTAAAAGATGCTGTTGCTGCTATATTCAGTTGGGATAGACAGTTGCTTGAAGGTGCTACTGATGAGAGTAGACAATGGCGAGAGCAAGTTGATCCGTGGTGGGCTGAACGCTTAAGGATGCCAGAACTAACTCCTAGGTTAATCCTACAACTATGGGGGACCGAAGTTTGCCGCACTGGCTTCCATCAAGATATCTGGATCGCTAGCCTAGAACGGAAGATAGAAAAAGATCGAAATTACGTTATCCCTGACACACGATTTCCTAACGAGATTGATCTAATTAAACGCATCAACGGAGAGATCTGGTGTGTTAAACGTGGTCCTGATCCTAAGTGGTTTGTACAATATCAAATAGGCGGATCACCACCTAACTATATACATTCAAGTGAATGGGAATGGGCTAGGTCTAAGTTTAGCAAGACATTAGAGAATAGTGGAACGCTTGAAGATCTTAAAAATCTGGTTCAAGGTCACCTTTCTTAATTTCTATCCTGTTTGTAACTTTAGCAGCACCTTCACAGTTTAAGCATAGAGTCTTGAAGGTGTTACTGTAGTCTAGCACTGTAAGTTGTTCTTGATACTTAGGAACAAAGCCACAAGATTCACATTTCACACGTTTCTTATAACCCTCTCGGACCCAACGTGGTTTTTGACCTTTCTTCTGTACACGCATACAGGGATCACACATAGTCCTATAATAGATCTTATCAGGAGTCTTATAATTAATTGCTCTTAGATTATAATTACATATCTTGCATAGTTTTCTGTCGCTCATGTCGGTTTACCTTTACTTACCTTTATTTATAAACACAGAACCTTTGCTGCGCCTTTTTTGATATCTATAAACGCCATTTTCTCCTATAACAACTAAATATTACTGAAGTCTGTTATACAGGAGATCCAAGATGGCATTAAATTCACCAGGCGTACAAGTATCAGTTATTGATGAAAGCTTTTACGTACCAGCAGAACCAGGTACTAGACCACTACTCGTAGTATCTACAAAAGAAAACAAGACAAACGCAAGTGGAACAGGAATTGCGGTTGGAACACTAAAGGCTAATGCTGGCAAGCCTTACTTGCTAACTAGCCAGCGTGATCTAGCTGATATATTTGGTACTCCTCTATTTTATACTGATTCGAGCCAGAATCCCATACATGGTGGTGAGCTTAATGAGTACGGTCTCCAGGCAGCTTATAGCTACTTAGGTGTTAGCAACTCAGCATATGTTGTAAGATCAGATCTAGATCTTGGACAACTAATTCCGCTAGCAAATGCACCAAGCTCAAATCCAGAAGATGGACAATATTGGTTTGATACTAGAGATACACACTTTGGAATATTTGAATGGAACGGATCTGCTCCAACAGTATCGGTTGGTCAAAAATTTACAAACAAGATCCCAAGAGTTATTACAGACATAACACAAACTGATGAAGGAAATGATTCAGCACCACTTGCATCTATTGGTAAGATTGGTGATTATGCTGTAGTATCAATTTCAACATTAAACAAGATTTATTATAAAAACAAGACAGGAAATTGGGTACTAGTTGGTTCACCTGACTGGGTAACAAGTATTCCAGCAGCTCAGACAACTAAGAGCAATCCTTCACTAATTGCTGGTAACACTATGTATATCAACAGTCATTTAGTAACTGTTGTAGCATCACCAAACAATAATATTTCTCAATTAGTAAACACAATTAATGCATCAACTTCAATAACTAATGCTGGAATTACTGCCTCTGTTGTTAACGGAAGAGTTGAACTTTATTCATCTGGAGTGGATATAGTAATTACTAAAGGAGCTGGAGATCTAATCAAACCAAATGCTGCTGAAAGTATACTAGGTTTAGCAGCTGGAACTTATCGTGCTCCGAGAGTATCAATACAATCACATACAAAAGTGCCACAATATAAGGTATCAGATAGTTCTCCTGCTCCAACTGGAAGCATTTGGATCAAGACAACTAATGTAAATCTTGGAGCACATTGGAAAGTTAAAATATGGAATGAAGCCGTTAAAGATTGGCAGAATGTTGAAGCTCCGGTTTATGCTAGCAACGAAGCTGCTATTTACGGTCTAGATCGTTCAGGTGGCGGTAAGAACATTGCTAGAGGCGTACTTTATGTACAATTTAATGTTGATGAAAATCCAAGTCCACTAGCAACATTTACATTATTCCGTCGTGAGCTACCTGATCCAACTTCAATAACTAGTCATGTTATTGATGCAACAACATTCTCAAACGGAACTACTTATCGATTTGAAGTAGCTGAAACATTAACTGCAAATACAGGGTTTTCAGATTCTGTAACAGTATCATTCCAAGGTAGTGCATCTGTAACTGATGCAGCTGATTTAGCAGCAGCATTTAACGCAGCAATGCCTGAAGGAACAAACCTTATTGCTAGTGTTGATACAAGAAACAGACTAGTAATACGTCACGAAAAAGGCGGAGAAATTGGATTAATCGATGGCACTAATAGTCCATTAGATAACATATTCTCAGTATACAATTATGAAAGCAGCGTTGGAACATCAAATCTATATATGGCTCCAGGTAGTTCAGACTATGAGCTAGTTGCATCAAACTGGAAAATATTAAAGGCAGTGTCTTCTGATATTGTACCAAGCCAGATTCCACTAAACGGAATACTATGGTATAATCAAACTTTAGATAATGTTGACATTATGGTACATAATGGAAACACATGGGTAGGTTATCTAGATGATACTTCTCCGTATTACAGTGCAACTGAAGACTTCCAAACAGATCCAAAAGGACCACTTGTTACAGCAACAAAGCCAACTGCACAGAGCGATGGAACAACATTGCGTAATGGTGACATTTGGATTGATACTGGTGACTTAGAAAATTATCCAGCAATGTATAAGTGGGATGGTTACAATCTAAAATGGATTTCTGTAGATAATACAGATCAAACTACTGAAGATGGTGTACTATTTGCTGATGCTCGTTATAATACAAACGGAACTAATAGTGATAAGCCAGGAGCTATCGAAGATCTATTAATAAGCAATTTCTTAGATATGGATTCTCCAGATCCAGATCTTTATCCACGTGGTATGTTATTATTCAATACACGTCGTAGCGGTAATAATGTAAAGCGATTTGAACGTAATTATATTGATGTTAATGAAACAAATATACGATATAATGACGAAAGTCAGGAATACTATTATCCACATCGTTGGGTTAACGAGAGTGGCCTTGCTGCTGATGGCCACGGACTATTTGGTCGTTATGCACAGCGTAAGGTTGTTGTTAAGCATCTTAAGTCATTAGTTGATACTAATCAATCAATTCGTGAAACTGAGATTCGTACATTTAATCTAATTGCTTGCCCAGGATATGTAGAGCTAATCTCAAACATGGTCAACTTAAACATTGATCGTAAGCAGACAGCATTTGTTATCGGTGATACACCATTCCGTCTACCAAGCGATGCAACTTCAATCAACGATTGGGGAACTAATTCAAGACATGCAGTTGATAACGGTGAGCAAGGGTTAGTATCATATGATGAGTATCTAGGTGTATACTATCCAAGTGGTTATACTACTGACAACAGCGGAAATAACATTGTTGTTCCAGCAAGCCATATGGTATTACGTTCAATTGCACTAAGCGATGGTGTAAGCTATCCATGGTTTGCTCCAGCAGGTACACGTCGTGGTAAGGTATCAAATGCTACATCAGTTGGGTATGTTGATGCAGCAACAGGTGAGTGGCAGTCAATATCACTCAATGAAGGTCAGAGAGATACATTGTATTCTGTAGCAATTAATCCAATAACATTCCTAACAGGTGCAGGAATTGTAATATTTGGTCAGAAGACAAGAGCTGCAAATGCAAGTTCATTAGATCGTGTCAATGTTGCTCGACTAGTTGTTTACCTACGTGGTCAGCTTACTAAACTTGCTAAGCCATATATCTTTGAGCCAAATGATAAGATTACTAGAGACGAGCTAAAGTCAGCAGCTGAGAGCATTAT